CGTAGATCTCTTTGTGTTCTTCGCCATAGCGAGCGTACTCAAGACCGAACAGTGCGTTCAGGCCGGGGAGCAGCTCTTTCAGTAGTTGTGCGCGTGAAATAGCCATTTAAATTTCCCCTTACAGTCCGACTGGGTTGTTGTACGCATGACCACCAGTCACCACGCCCGTTGCCTGCACTACATAAGCTGCATTGAACTTAACGATGATTTCAGGGTAGTACAGAGTACCGCTATACGTGAATGCCGTATCAGGCACCACATCGATGACTCGCAACGGTAAAGTCTGAGTCGTTGCACCGCTAGCAATATCTACTGCATAACGGCTGTCTTTGGTCGTGGTATTCAGGGTGTTTGCAACCATAGACACGTTTAAGCCTACGTCAGTGTAGGTAAAACCCGATGTGGTCGAAACAACCGTCGTGCCGCTTACACCGCAGACTTGGAACAATTGATCTGGATCTTCACAGATGTAAGCAACGATATTGGTGTTGCTTGCAATTGCGGTGCCAGAGATCCATGCCTGTGAGAAGGTCGGCTGACCAGTCACGGATGAGACAAACGTACAGCCCATGAACACACCAGCAAAGCCAGTGGTCGGAGCAGCAGTTGTCTCGGTACATACAACGACGCAACCGTTGGCGTCAAATTTCACAGGGTCACCAAAGCCAATACTCGATGCGCTGGAGTTTACGATCCGACGCTGACGAGTGGCTCCGGCAAACACCTGACCGCCGATCAAATTGACCGGACGCAGACCATATGGGCCTGAAATAGTCGGGTAAGCCATTTAAGTTACTCCAAATGAGGTTTATCTCTTACCGAATCGGACCTCGGACCGTTTCTCATTAAAGAGTGGCATCCGTGGGTCGTTTTCGCGCATGAAATTACTGTCCACACTCTGCATCCAATCGTTGGCCTGCTTCAGGTAATGCCCGTTGCGTTGGTCAACCATCTCTACAGGGGCGCGGCACAGCATCAATCCACCAATCTCAATATTGCCGGTTTGAGCTCCGGTTGCGAGCATGGCTCGGGCTACTTCTGGATACTCTTCCCATTTGCATGGTTCAAATCCATCTTGGTGACGGGTTGCCACATTTCTGGCGTCTGCCTGCCCAAGAATGGACGTTCTGACCCAGCGGTGCTTCCAGCCGTCTCGCGGGAGAGGATCAGGCAATGAGCTGGGCGGCTTCCACTGCTTGGGACGTTCCGTTTGTTCACGGCTCTGTACTTCACGGGATTCGCGGCTCATATCTTTCCTTCCATACGTAGTTTTGCCATGGATTTGGCATATTCCTCTAGCGGCACTCCAATACGCTTAGCCATACTGGCTTCAGACGCTGTCAGCTTTATTTTTTTAGGTGGAGAGCTGCGCGATGCCGGGGCAACCACCGTAGCAGGCCTTCTTGGAGTCTCTGGCTCGGCCTGTTTGCCAAAGTACTCTGGGAACTTCTCTTTCATGCGAGCGTCAATCCGCTCGTAATACTCATCTGTTGCAGCAAACTGCTCACCATGTTCACGGGTCAGTTTCTTATGCAGACCCATCGCAAAGTAAGTCATTTCGTCATCAACACCTTGCTCGCCGGGCTGGCCAAACCATGAGTTTTGCCGTTTCCATCGGTCCGCCTTGGCGTCGATGTATTGAGTAGGTTGATTATATGCTTGATTTTCAACAGGTTGCAACTGCTCCTGAGCGGCTGGTTTAAATGCCTTGACCTTCTCAGCTTTAATAACAGCCTTACTGAACTCCTCTTGTGCCGTTGCAATCTTGTCTGCATCGCCTGTATATAACGCTTCCTTGTATTTGCGTTTGGCTTCATCAAGCTCTTTTTCAGTAGCGATCTGCATTGTTTTAATCAATGTCGTCTCGCCACTGCTTAGCTTAGCCTTTAGCTGTGCATTCTCATCTGCAATTTGCTTTGCATATGCCAGTGCCGCCTCACGCTCACGTATCGCCTCTTCCTTCGTACGGCGCTCGTCATGCCTTGCGTGAGTCAACTGCTGAATGCGTTTCTTGACGTTATCTGAGTATTGCCTGATCTCATCGTCAGGAATATCAGCCGGATCTGATTTTAGTGGTGTCGCATTCCGATCTTCCGGTGGCGCATCATTCTCAATCTCAATCTCAACTGAGTCGCCTTCCACCTCGACTTCAATCTTTCCTTCATTTTCTGCTGCCATATAAAACTCCTTTATGCGCGGCTATAACCACGTGGATCTTCCACAACACCTTCTACCGTGTCGTCATTAATCAAACGAAACTCTCGGTTGTGAATCTTGAAGCGCGTTCCTGAATAAGCACGCACAAGCACAAAGTCACCTTCCTTGCACCATGGGCCCGTAGGGAACTTGGCCGGATCTTTGTAGCAATCTGGTCCTTGCTTGATGACAAATAAAACAACCGTGCTGAACTCTTCCAGTTTGGTTAATGCATCAGGTTTCAAAATACCGTTGGTAAATTTATCTTCCACCTCCGGTAAAGCGCATAACATCCTATAGCCCGTGGGCACTGGAAGCTGCGTTGCCTGCTCTTCAGCAGATACTGCTTCTGACATATCAGTCATCGTGATCCTTCATTCTGTTTGCAAGGTCTTCGTTTATGCGTCTTGCGATCAACAGACCTTGAATCTGACCGCAGACGAACTTGTAGTCCTCAAAGGACTTGATACTTCCTTGGGCAAGCTGTTCCTCCGCATAGCGGATTTGCTTGTTTATCTCCAGGCTTACCGCCTCGGGGAAATTCATTGACCACCTCGTTGAATATCAGCAGCCTTGTCAATCATCTTGACCTGGTTGTTTTGATTGTTCATGCGCTCTTGTGAAGCGATTCTTTCCTTCTCCAACATGACTTTCTCAGCCTGCGCCTGCTGCTTTAATTGAATCTCAGCTTTATCCATGGCCGCTTCACGCTGCTCTCGCTTCTCTTTAATCTGCAATTCAGCTTGCTGCATCTGCACAACCGGATCTTGTTGCGCCTGCATGTTCTGCATCATCTGCGCCTGCTGGCTGTTCTGTGCCAATAGTTGCTGTGCAGCCTGCGCCGTAAGGCGTGACAACTGAACCTCGAAATCTTCAGGTAGCGTTGTATAGGTGCAGGTAATGGCGCACCTAATTGCTCTTCAATCTTCCTGCGATACAAGAATGCTAAGTGCTCATTAATATGAGCCTGCGCGGCAGCCATCATTTGACCTGCCATCGGGTTTTGTTGCATCTGCTGTCTTAATAATGGGTCATTTAATGCAGCCATATGCACAGCAATATGCGCTTCGTGATCCTGATATATAAATGCTTTTACTGGTTTCATAACCAATAAATCCATATTCTCAGAAACTGGATCACGCGGTTCTAATTGTTTTGTAACAGGTATTAATTTATCAATATCTTTAATACCTAATACACCAAGCATTCGTTTATGAAGCTCTGGAATATCATATATTTGCGGTGCTTGCGCTGCTAATTGCAATACTGCTTGATATTGCGTTACTCGCTGCGCTAATGTTGTAGCATTTGGATCTGATACAGGAATTACATCAACATTATCATAATCAGATTGTTTAACTGCTCTACCAATTGGCGAATCAACGTCATAATTATATTCAGTAGGTAGATAATCCCTGATAATCGCTGATAATAATTTGAATTCCTGGCGCATTGAATAATGTAATCGCGCCTGTACAGCAGACATTACCTTTAATGTACGTTCTAATACTGCTAACGTCGTACCTACTGGAGTATTTGCTGATAAATCGCTGATTTGCATGTCAGCCGTAGCTGCAAATCGTCTTCCTTCATCAACAATAGTCTGTAATAACTGATAAAGAACCTGGCTTGGCTCTTTATAGGGTAGCGGAAGGATGTTATCCCTAATAGATCCTGATGGAACGTCCACATCACGGAACTCTCCGGGGGCGATTGGTGTGTCATCACCCTTAACGCGCAGCCCGCGGGACTTCAAACCGCCAGGTAAGTTAGATAAAGTACCTGCATCTACCAACTGGCGGATCAAAGAAGTGCCAGATTTGGCAAAACCACCCACTAAGTGAATCAATCCAAAGCCATAAAACCCAAAACCAGGGATGTAAATATAGTGTGTGTAGTGCATCCGCTTTAATTTCAGCGGATCATCAGCATACCAGTTGCGCCTTATCGCTAAAACCTGGCTTGTACCCTTATCAATGGTCACGATATAGGGCAATGCAATACCCGTGGGACCCTCTTTATCGCTATCCTCAAATCCGGCAAGGTCTAAATCCACGCACATTTCGATGATTCTGTACCGATCATCCATCGTGGCAGACATACCTTGCTCTTCTGCCTTACGCTTCTCAATGTCATCAAGCATCCCTGACGGTTCGCCCAACTCAACATCTCGGTAAAACCCTGCGTGCTGAAGCTTTTTCACCTCATTCTTAGTCTTGCGCATGATCTGTGCGATACGCGGTGAAGATCTAAGATCGCTTGCGCCATAAGGAACCACGATATCCTCGGCCGGCACAAACATAGACACCTGTCTGCCCAAAGCCGGATCGTAGTAAACCTTCTTAAATGCTGATCCTGCTAGCGCCAAAGACCACAGCATCTTTTCATGCTCAGGTCGGTACTCTGGCATCTGCTCTGTCAGGCGCCAATTCATATCTTCCTTTACACGCTCTGCTGCATCTTCCTTATCCTTAGTGAGCTTTCCAACGATTTGCGTCTTGACCGGGCCGGACGCAGGGAAAGTCTCCATGATCGATTCAGCTTGGAACCTTACAGCCGCCTCGGAAAGCAATGGATAGAACACACCACAGGCACCTGGCCATGGTTCTGTCCTATCCTCATACTTCATACCAAGAAGCTTTAAACCATCTACATAGGTATCGACCCACTCCTTACGTGATGACTGATCAGTTTCAAAGTCATCAAGTAAATCACTGGCTATGGTCATCAACTCCCGGTCATCTATATATTCGGCCAGGTTAGCGTCATGATCTTCAGGCTGATCACGTTCCGCCTCAAAGACAATCTCTACGCCGTCAGCAGATATAGCTACTGACTCAGGGTCTTCGATTTCAATTTCAATTTCCGCGGGCGATTCCATGGCGGCGTCTAAACCCAAAGGCGCAGGATAAAGTGCAGGTTCCATCTTGGCTCCTAGTAATAAGCGACCTTGCGACGATACATCGGCTCTCGGTCTTCGTCATCAGATTGTAGGCTCAAGAACCCGCCCGTCCTAAATCTCAATAAAGCTTGGGTCATCGAATCCACCAAGTCATCATGCTCCCCCGCAGGAAAAGCCGCGACCTCTTCAATTAACTCATCAGCAAACTTGCGCTCCGGCACCCATATTCTTCCCGACGCAAACAAATCGGATACGGCATTTAGCCGTACAACTTTGTCGTTCCCTTTCGTTGGGCTGTACTCACTGACAGGGATCCCCATACGCCGGAGTTCAAAGATGAGGGGACTTCCTGCTGCTTTTGCTTCAACCAGAAATACATCTGGCTCCCACTCTTTGTAGGTTTCATAAGCCTTCTGCTTAAGCTCTGGGAACTCATACCTGTCCTTAAATGCGTCTAGCAAAATAATATTGGTATCACCCTCTTCCGTCGTCCACACACCCCAAGTCGTACAAGCCGAAAAGTCCGCCCGGGTGCTTTTTAAAAACGCCGTGTCCCAACTCTGAATAATAAAATCTACCGGCGGTGGCCTGTCATGCTCCCACCGCATCCACCACTCTCGCTTAACAATCGCACCTTCTTCTGCCGTCGGCTGCTGCTGATACTGAGCATTCCACTTACTTACCGGAAGCTCATCCTTCAACGCCATTAATTCTTCTAACTTCCAAAACTCTGGCCACACCGGTTTACCAGACGGCATGATCGCAGGAAGCTCAATTACCTCCCACTCATCACCACCCCTCGTCTGACTCGCCTTAATCACTTGGCCCGTCAGGTCTCTCAACGACCAACGAGTCATAACAATAATAATGGCCCCGCCAGGTTGCAGACGCTGCCTCGGCCCAGACGTATACCACTCATATACCGCATCAAACACATCTGGCTTATGAGCAGCTAACTTCGCTTCTTGCTCTGAATGCGGATCATCAATAATCAATAAGTCCGCACCCTTACCCGTAACCGATCCACCAACCCCAATTGAAAAATATTCCCCACCCTTATTCGTTGCCCACCTACCAGCACTCTTGTTATCAGCCTTCAACTTCACATCATCAAATACAGCGTGATACTCCTCTGAATCAATCAAGTTCCTAACCTTCCTACCAAACCCAACCGCCAGCTCAGCCGTATGCGATGTCTGTATAACCTTCTTCTCAGGATTCTTTCCAAGAAACCAAGCCGGAAGCAAGAAACTCGCAAACTCGCTTTTGGTGTGCCTCGGCGCCATATTAATAATCAACCGCTTG